TAGCGTCTTGGGATGCGCAGTTAGTATGGCCTACGCCGTTGGGGATTCATAACTACGGAAGCTCTAGCTCCAGGGACGAATACGCTAGCACTTACTGCGAGCTCTACCCGGATAGCCTTTACTGTAAACCTCCTGCGCCGGAGGAAGTACTGTAAGCTATGCTAACCCTCAAAAAAAAGATAGAGACGATCGTAGCGGAGCTAACCCTCCGCTACGACTCTTTACGTAAGATTTGGCAGTACAGCGACAGCCAGCCGACAGAGATAACGTTAGCCGCTGCGCTTGTTACACTCTATCCTATTGCCACTTACCTAGAGCTCGGCTACTCGCCTATAATGCAGCTGATGGCTCCAATAGCGGGGCTGTACCAACTGTACTGCGTAAGTGGAAAATGTTTAAGCTGTAGAGTACGGGCCAGCTTTGTAACCTTTAGCTTTTATCTTTTGGCGGGGGTAATGTATTTATACTGTGGTCTCTTATTCCAGGGGCCTAGTTATTGGGGCTGGATCTTATTAGCTGTAAGTAGCTTCGGGAGCCTAAAGAGAATTAAGAAGGAAGAGCTACATAGAAAGAATGGATAACAGCACGCAAATAGTACTAGCTATAGTAACCCTTTTAGGCTCCGCCGGTATTTGGAAATACGCAGAGGCCAGGCTAAGAGTAAAGGCCGAGCTAAAGAAGGAAGAGAAGAGCGAGAGCGATACAATACTCTACCGCGACGACTTAAGGAGGCGCGTAGAGGATATGGATAACGCTTTAAAGGAAGCCCATAAAGAGCTCTTAGAGCTCACGCAAAAGGTAGCGAAGCTGGAAACGGAGAACAGTTTTTTACGTAGAGAAATAGATATATTAAAAAGTAAATAAATGAGCGATAACTGGGAAGACAGCTTTAACGATTTTATTAAAGAAATGGAAGAAGCCGAGCAGCCGGAAGCTTGCACTATTGATAACCCCGACTGCGAAGCCTGCGGGAGTTAAAGATATGAGAGAAATAAAAAAAATTATATTGCATTGTTCAGCTACTAGAGAGGGTCAAGATATTAGCGTAGAAACTATACGTAAATGGCATTTAAAGAGAGGCTGGAGCGATATAGGTTACCATTATGTTATATACTTAGACGGTTCTATTAACGACGCTAGGCCAATAGAAAGAAGCGGAGCGCATACAAAGGGTTATAACAGTACGAGTATTGGCGTTTGCTATATCGGGGGTGTAGAGACTGACGGAAAGACTCCGAAGGACACTAGAACACCGGAGCAAGATACAGCTCTAGTAAACTTTTTAAGCGCTTTGTTAGAGCAATACCCCGGAGCTACGCTACACGGGCATAATGAATTTGCGGCTAAAGCTTGCCCTTCTTTTGATGTGCAAGAGGTTTACGGATTTTTAAATAAAAAGTAAATATGTTTAATAGAATTTTTGACAACTGGAAGACTAGCGTACTGGGCGCTTTGCTTATGTGCGCTAGCTTTGCTTTTGTGTTATGGGAGAAGGCTACACTAACGGAGGCGGGAGCTTTCTTAGGTGTAGCTTTCGCCCTATTCTTTACGAAGGATCCTAAGCCTAAAGCGTAATGCAGGTAGAGGCCGGCGTACTTCATTTAGAGCATAAGGGTATCGAAGTCGAGGCTCCAGTAGTTTGGGACTTAGAGCAGGGCGGCCCTATCTATGCTATGAAGGACGGTAAAATATTTATGAGCCTCACAACCGAAGAGCTTAAGGCCCTCTATGTGCTCTACCGAGACATCGAGCTAAAAGGAACTGTAGAAGATGCGTAAATTAAATACAGCCCGTTTAAGGGCCTTTCTCTTAGCGTTCTATATGTTACCCTTACTGACGGGGTGTAACGTCATTAGAAACGCTCTAACACCTCTTAAAACGCAAGTAACCCTACACGACACTATCGTAGTAGAAGCTGTAAGAGTAGACACAGTACTAGTAACCTTACCGGTAGATACCCTAGTTATCGAGACCGAGCGCGTAAGCGCGAGGGTTATAAGATCTTACGACACCATTACTCTAGACGTGGAATGTAAAGCAGACACGGTAGTAGTAACCAATACGGTAGAGCTCCCTACTAAGACCAGGACAGTTACTAGGGTGCCTTGGTGGTTTAAACCAGCTCTAGTTATTGTGGGGCTTATATTCGCGCTGGCTGTTAGCCGCGCTTTATTTCGCCCTTAGCCTCTCCCTTTCTTTTTTTCTTTCTACTTTCTTTTTTTCTTTAGCTGAGTTAACTAACTAACTAACTTAACTAGGTAGTAGCTCACGCTACCGTAGCTTTAGCTAAAGGTAGCAGAGCTACTACTAACTAGTTACTAGTTAATACTAATACTAATACTAATACTAACTAGGGTAAAAAGCAACAAAGGGTTTTATTGTGCAATAGGTTTAAATACTCAATTTAACCGTTAAAGCTTTTTAGGGTAGAGAGAAGCGGAGCGCAGGAATTACATAAAAAAAGTTAGTGCTTAAACTCTAGTGTTTATAGGGGCTGCACGGCGTGAGCCGAAAATAAATACACTTTTTTTACTGTTGCATTAGGATATATGAAAAGAAAGCCCTTATATTTGTCTCAACAAACAACACTACTACTATGACACTTTCAAAACTACAAACGGAAAAAGCTACACTACTAAACACAGTAAACGAATTAGTAGCTATCAAAAAAAGACTTTACTCTAATATGGATATCGAGCAGCCAATGAGTAAAGAAGAGAAAGATCTAAACGCACAAATAGCAAGCCTTTACTCTCAAGTAAACAAAGTAGTAAAGCAAATAAGAGGTATTAAATAATAGCTTACACTCACAGCCCCCGCCTCTAGTACTTAGGTTCTTTTGGTTTGGTTTTACAATGCTAGGGCGGGGGTTTCTTAAACACTACACAAATGGCTAAGCACATAACACAGCTCGACTTATTTAGCGGTATCGGTGGTTTCCACCTGGGCTTTGAGAAAGCAGGCTTTAAAGTTAAGAGTTACTTTAGCGAGATAGATAAGCACGCTATCGCAGTATATAAACATCAATTTAAAGACGCACAGTATGTCGGATCAGTTACGGATATTCGAGGAGAGCAGCTCCCAAAAATCGACCTTATCACTTTCGGAAGCCCTTGTCAAGATTTTAGCCTTGCTGGAAAACGTAAAGGTATGGGAGGAGAGCGAAGCTCCCTTGTCCTTGAAGCCATTAGGCTTATCGATGAATGCCGACCAGGTGTATTTATCTGGGAAAATGTTAAAGGTACTTTCTCCTCAAACAATGGGGCCGACTTTGCGGCAATCCTGCAAGCGTTTGCCAACATTGGGGGCTATAGACTTGAATGGCAACTGCTTAATACAAGCTGGGTACTACCCCAAAATAGAGAGCGGGTTTACCTTGTCGGATATTCTACAAAGCCCAGAAGAAATTGGAGAGGAGTTTTTCCTATCGGAGAAAGTGCAGGAGAGAATACTACAGTGGAAAGCTCAAGAAAAACCTTTAGCAAATGCCTTACCGCGAGAGGCCAAGAGCAGCTCCATAGCGGACTTCAACTTATAAAAGAGCCGGTAAAGTTATACCGTAAAGGAGACGGTAAGCCTTTGCGTAATGATATAGCACCTACGCTTCCCGGAGCAGGTGGTAATAGTGGTGGTAATCATAGCGAGATGGCCTGCTTAAAAGTAAAAAGCGCTACTAAACAAGGCTACGAAGAAGCTACGGAAGGAGACAGTATAAACCTATCTAACCCCGATAGTAAAACGAGAAGGGGTAGAGTAGGTAAAGGTAAAGCTCAAACACTAGACACCGGAGCGAACCAGGGGGTAGTGCAGCCTAACTACGAGATAGTAAAGCAAAAGGTTTGGGTGCGTAAGCACGAGGTAGATATAGAAGGACTACAAGATTTGTTAAGATCTCATAAGAACAAAACAAATAAAGAAATAGCTGAAGCCTTAAACCAACCAATAACTAAAGTAGAGCATTGGTTTAGAAAAGATAAGGCAGGTTTTAGTATTCCAGAGGCAGAGGTTTGGAACGACTTAAAAACATTGCTTAGAATTACCTCTATAGAATATGATGCTCAAGTAACGGAGTTTTTAGAACAAGATGGTAAGTATGACCAAGCAGAACGGGTTTATAATACCAAAGGGTTATCACCTACTTTAACACTTGCTCAAGAGGTTAAGATTAAAGACACTCCTAACTACCGCATCCGCCGCCTTACCCCTATAGAGTGCGAACGCCTGCAAGGCTTCCCCGATAATCATACCGAGTACGGGATCTACGACGGTGAAGTAAAGAAGATGAGTAACACGCAACGCTATAAGCAATGCGGTAACGCAGTTACGGTAGATATCGTAGCTTTAGTAGCTGAGGCAGTAAAACCTCTAATTAAATAGAACTGTTTAACTAAATATATATAAAATGCAAAAGGCAACAGTAACGGCAGCCCAGCCTACGGGCCAATGGAACGACCTCTATAAATTTGAGGTAACACTAAGCGACGGCGCGAGCGGCTTAGTATTTGGTAAGACTCCACAGCTCCGCTTTGCGGTAGGTGAGGAAGTAGAATACGAGGTACCAAAGGAGGGACGCTTAAAGCTTAACCGTCCTAACCCTAATGGAGGTAGCTACAGTAATAACAGCGGCGGCGCTAGCACTAGCTACAGCGGAGGCTCAAGTAAGCCGGACTACAGTAAGCAGCACGCCCTTAACGCAGCTTGTACGTACTTAAACGGATCTAAGGCCACTAAGGAGCAGATCGTACACTTAGCAGAGTACTTTACTACGTGGTTAAAGGGGGAAAGTGCACCAGCTCAAGTACAGCAAACCGTACCGGCTGAGGTACCAGCTCCTGCACCTGCACCGCAAAACGTACCGGCGCCAGCGCCAGTATTTGAAGATGACTTGCCTTTTTAAGCGATGTATTTAACTAACTACACGGCAGACCGCGTTAAGTTAGCTTACACGTTCGCAGAGCACTTGCGCCATAACTGGCGCGTGCTCTCGGACAGTAAGAAGGACGAGCTGCTAAAGGAGATTACCGGGTTATTAGACGTACGCATTATAGAGGAGAAGTACGAAAGTAGAATAGATAAAATAAAAAGCGATGGCACGTACAATAAAGCTCTTAGACGGGCAAAGCTGGGACTATAACGAGCTCCTGGACGAGATGCTTAAGGACGAGTTTTACTACGGCTACCTAGGTAAGGCAGCACTAAGCAGCTCCAGCCTTAAGAAGCTACTGCAGAGCCCCAAGGCTTACGAAGCCAGCTTAAAGGATCAGCAGCAAGAGACCAAGGCCTTAAGAGAGGGTAAGCTTATACACCTGCTTTTATTGGAGCCTCATAAGGAGGAGACCCTCAACGTAATAGACGTAAAGAGCAGAACAGCGAAAGCGTATAAGGACGCTGCGCTAGAGTTTGGCGGAGAGAATACCTTTACCTCTATAGAGATCGCTACAGCGAAGAAGGTAGCGCGAGCGGTAAAGGACTGCCCCGAAGCTTGGGAGATGATCTACGGAGCAGCTACTGAGGTACCCGTAGCAGGTTCTATAATGGGCCTACCCTTTAGAGCTAAAGCGGATATACTACATAAAGGAACGCGTATTGTAGACTTAAAGACTACAGCCGATATTCATAAGTTTAAGTGGAATGCTTACTCTTTTGGCTACGATGCCCAGGCGGCTATCTATACGCATCTCTTCGGTCTAGAAGAGTTTACTTTTCTTGTAGTAGATAAGAGCAGCTACGACGTCGGAGTATTTACAACTACACCGGAATTTATAAAGAGTGGAAAGGAGAAGGTAGCTAGAGCTATCGAGATCTACCGCGAGTACTTTATAGAGGGAAGACCGTTAAGCTCTTATATTATACGGGGAGAACTATAAAAATAGGGGGCCGGTATTCTATGGCCTTTACGGCTAGTAGTAGTTTTTTGTTGTTGTTAAGCCCGGCCCCCTTCTTTAATTTTTATGGAAGAAAAAAAACTGTTACAGCTTATAGAAAGCAGGACTAAAAAACTAGCTAAGGACTATAAGCTTTTAGAGGCGACGCTCCGACCCGGAAAGCGTAAGCCGAAAAAGCGTAAAATTAAAAGACTAAAATTGTGAAAAATAAAGCACCACTACAAGAGCTTTTAGAATGGATTAGATCAACCCTGCCAATGGATTTAGACACTCCTAGAATGATTGAGGAAAAGATTATTTCTTTAGTAGAAAAGGAGCTTAAGCAATCAGAAAACAGCCAGCTATGTCCTCATAGCGAGGGATGGTTTAAAAGGTATTTATCTGCATATGTTAAAGAGGCCTCCACTATTGACTTATTTATAAAGATTAAAAACGTAACTAAAGAAGAGTACTTACCGCTAATTGAGGAGATAATTAAAAGGTATAACAAGAGAGAACCTAGAAAATTAGATAAAATGACATTACAAAAAGGAGACGAGGTAATTGTAAATGGATGTATTTGGGACGCTCCAGTTACAGCGTGCTACAATCATAAAAATGCTAAAGGTATTGTAACTAAAGTTACTCACGGCTGGCCGGTAATAAATATAAACGGAACAAATGCGCTAATTGCCTGGGATCACATAACAAAAGTAGAGCAATGAAAAAAGCTATAAAGAAGTACCTAAGAAAAAGGCGCCATTTAAGGTATGTAAACTGCTACCTATCGGATATACGTTGGGAGATCATTAACACGGTCGTAGCAGCTAGCGCTACCGAGTTTACCTACCCGGTGAATAAGCACCTAGAGAACCTAGGGCAGCTAGTGAGAAAATATGAACGCAGAAGCCGCTGGCTTCGTTTTTAACAGTAAAAAAAAATGGTTAGATACAACAAATTCAAAGAAGGCGTAAAGCTTGTAGCTTTAATGCAGGCAACGCTAGAGCAGATGGATAACTTAAGAGGAACGAGCTTATATAAGCTGCAGCTTAAGTACTTAATGAACAAGCTAGAAGACTTACTAGAGCGCACGCTAAGAAACCCGCTAAACAGCTTAGACAAAGAAGACCCGGAGCTGCTTACTAAGATCCAAAGTAATATAGAGCTTATCCTGGGTATGGACTTAGAAGAGCTTGCAATGCTCCGCGCTGAGGTAGACGAGTATAGAGCCGGGAAAGATGAGGATAACGCTTCTTAATTCGCGAATTGCAAATCCTCACAGCAAAAAGCCTTAAATGATACAAATAAGGCTATAACCTTACTTTTAAATAAACAATGTAAGGCTATAACCTTACAATAAGTAGATTGAATGGTGCTTATTTACACCACTAACAAGAGTTTAAGCATATAAAGATGGGTTTATCCACCAATTTGTATGCAGAAGCGTATAAAAATAGGCGCAACCCAGACCACTAAAAAGTTCGGGGAAAAGTTCGGGAAAAAGTTCAAGCCATTAAAAATAGGAGCACACCTATAATAATGGGCGCAAATAAGAAACCTTTAAAAAAAAGAGAAATGAAAACACAATTCAAAGTAACAGAATCCTTAAACGGATGGAGCAGATTAGAAACAACCTTTGTAGTTGAATCATCACCTCGCTGGTGGCAGTTTTGGAAACCCAAAGTAATGCACCAAGAGTTTAATGGTTCAGTTTGGCTGAAAGGGGAAGTAGTACAAAGTTATGCACCAGTAGTAGAAACCTTTAAAACAAAATAGAAATGAATGATGTAACAGAGGGTGCTTATAGCACATTTAAATACAATGGAGCAGTAATGATAGTAGACTACTTTCAGAGGTCAGACACTTGGCAGTGTATGGATGCAAAGTTTACCATACAAGGTAGGGGAAAAACAAGGATGGGTGCAATCTGCGATGCTCAAAATCAATGGGATGAATATCTCAAAAAATGAGTTGTAAAGAATTACTTGACAACTGAAACCTTTAACACAAAAGAGAGATGAAAGAGTGTAACTGTACTACGAGCAGCTACGGAATTATAGAGCTTTGCTTAAGAGATCTTAAAGATAACGGTCTAGAGAATGATTGAGAATATAGTAATAGCAGTTATACTAATAGCCTGGAATGCCTACCTAGTATACAACTGGCAAAAAGATAAATAGAGCTTATGGACTACCTAAGTAGAGAGCTGGAGGAATACCAGTATAGAATAGATACGACCTGCGAGAAGTGCGGAGAGTCTACCGACCCCGATTACTACGACTGTAACTGCAGCGATGAGGAAGAATAAAGAGATAGTACTAACGCTAGGAAAGGTACCTAGCTTAAATAGTTTTTATGCCGGCTCACATTGGACAAAAAGAAAGAAAGCTAAAGACGCTGCACTCGAAACGATTAAAGAGCAACTGGGTTACAATACGGGAGCTCCTTACAATAGTTTTAGAGTTACTGCTTATGTGCGTTACCGTTACGATCTTGATAATAGTATTATCGCTACTAAATTTACTAGCGATGCTCTTAAGACCTTGGGCTGGATTAAGGACGACAGCCCTAAATACTTTCGACGCTTGCTTATGGTATGGACGGAGCAAATACCAAAAGATAAAGCGGAAATAACTATAGAGCTATCGGATGAACACCCGGAATAAAGGAGCTTTAGCAGAATACCGCTTTATAAGTTACGCTATAAGCTTAGACTTAAGAGTACTTACGCCAGCTGTAGAGGGTTACCCTTACGACTGCGTTATAGATAACGGTAAAAGCTTCTATAAGATCCAGGTTAAGTATGCCTCCAAAGATAAGAGGGCTAAAAAAACGTTTAGCTCTATGCTTCAGCGAAAGGTAAGCGGGCCAAATTCTGTATTTAAGAATTACACCGCTAAAGAAGTGGACTACTTCGCTCTTTACATTTGGTATATAGATACCTTTTTTATTATTCCATTCGATGCTATAGAAGGAAATAGCGTCCACCTAAACCTAGGTAACGATAAAAACAAGTTTACACAGTATAAGAATAACTGGAAGCAACTACTACGCTAATAATGACAACAACACAACAAGCCGCCAGCAAATACTTAGAACACGGGTACAGCCCTATACCTTTAGTAAGTGGGCAGAAGCGCCCCCTTTTAAAGGATTGGACTAAGTACAAAGAAACACCTATAGAAGATCTTAACCTATTCACTACGGACAGCTTAGGCCTAGTATGTGGGTATAACGGTCTAGAGGTTTTAGATATAGACGCTAAGCACTTTACCGGGAATGAGTTTAAAGAGTACATAGAACTACTAGAGGCAAACGGCCCCGGCCTCTTAGCTAAAATGGTAATACAGCAAACCCCTAGCGGAGGCTTTCACTTCCTATATAGATGCGAGGTAATAGAAGGCAACCAAAAGCTAGCAAAGAATGAAGCTAAAGAGGTTACCTACGAGACTAGAGGAATAGGAGGCCAAGTAGCAGCCTGGCCTACTCCGGGCTATAAGCTAGAGACTAAGGCAAGCGCTATACAATGGATTACGCCGGAGGAGCGCGATATACTACTAAGCTGCGCTAGAGAATTAGATAAGACGCCTAAAGTAGAGATAAGATACGAAGCACCTAAGCAAGCTCTAGCCAATAACGAGGAGCTTACGCCCTGGGCCGACTATAACGAAAAGATAGACTGCTTAACGCTCTTACAAAGCTACGGATGGACGATAGTAAGAGAGGATAGTAAGTACGTCTATGTAAAGAGACCGGGAACTACTGACGCTAGAGATAGCGGTAAGATCTTTAAAGATACGGGTAAGCTTTGGGTATGGAGCACCAGCACCGAGCTAGAGGCAGAAGTACTTTATAACCCCTTCGCACTCTATACAGCTCTAGAGCATAGTAACGACTTTAAGGCAGCAGGCAGAGCTTTAAAAGCTGAGGGCTACGGCTACCAAGAGCCTAAGAAATTAAACGAGGTAGAGCAGTACGAGGAGGCACTAAGCGAACCCAAAGAGAGCGAAGAGCCTACCGAGGACGACCTACTAACTAAATACCTACTAGATCCTACCGAGCATATAAGTAACCCCCCTAGCGTATTAGAGTTACGTTTAGGCCTAGAGACTTATACACTAGGCACCGCAGGAAACATAAGCCTAATACAAGGGAAAGCAAAGAGTAGAAAGAGTTACTTTGTTAGTGCACTCGCTGCCGCAGCAATACGCCAAGGCTTTAACGAGAATTTACTCAAGGCCGGTATAGTAAAAGGGAAAGTAATTTTTTTCGATACTGAGCAGGGCGACTTTCACGCCCAACGGGTAAACCAAAGGACGCTACATTTAGCCGGAATACCCGTAGAGCAGGGCCAGGAGTACTTAAAGTACTTCGCACTACGTAGAGCAGATACCAACGCCGACCGCCTAGCTATTATAGAGTACGTACTTAAAAGAATAGAGGGAGTAAGCCTAGTTATTATAGACGGTATCGTAGACGTAGCTAACGGAGTAAACGAAGAAGCGGAAAGCATAGCTTTAGTTAGTCGCCTTATGAAAATAAGCGCCGACCTAAACCTTCACCTAGTAACTATACTGCACGAAAATAAACACGATAAATCCGCTAAGGGGCATTTAGGAAGCTACCTCACGCAGAAGAGCGAAACCGTCTACGGTGTAAGCAGAAGCGAGGACGGCTTTACTACCTACATAGAAGGGCTGTATACTAGAAACGCAAGCTTTCCGGACTTAGAGCTTAGCGTACAAGGTAGAGACGTAGATATAAGCGTTAAAGAGATGGAAGGCCCAGCGGGTAAAGAGTTTAGCCCTAGCGACCTAGAAAGGATAGCTAGAAGTATCGTAGGAAAGACGAGGAACACAGCTATAGAATACGTACGAGATGTAGAGCGCTGTAAAAAAGGGGAAGCTTCTAAAGCAGTTAGTTTAATGGAAGCCGCTAAAATAATTACCTTTACGCAAGAAAAATACCCTAAAATTTCCTTAGCTTTAGAAAGTACTTATATAAGTGAGGAGCCGCCTTTTTAAAAATGTATATAGAGATAGCTAAAAATACCTGGGCTTACGCCAAAGACGAGCAAGACGCCGAGCGTATTAGAGCGAAGTATAAAGACTACAAGAAGAAGCAAGGCGACCAAACGAGCCGCCACTTTATAGTAAATTATATAGAAGAAACAAATTTTATAAAATGAACCTAAGTAAACACCTAACACTAAAAGAAGCGACTAAGAGCGCTACCGCTATTAAGAACGGTATAGATAACCAGCCCACAATAAACCAGCTAGAAGTATTAAAGGCTATCGCTGTAAATATCTTCGAGCCCTGCCGCCAATATGTAGGAGGCCCTTTAGCAGTTACCAGCGGCTACCGAGGCCCGGAACTTAATAAGCTTATAGGAGGTAGTTTAACGAGCGATCACTGTATAAGTGATGACAAGACAGCCGCTTTAGATCTAGACTGCGACGTATTTAACAGAAAGACCAACGCCCAGCTCTTTAACTACATAAGAACTACTAGAGACTTTAAGCAGCTTATATGGGAGTTTGGAGATGAGAATAACCCGGACTGGGTACACGTAAGCTATAGTACTGACCCTACACTAAATAAGAGAGAGGTACTACTAGCTAAGAGAGAAGGACGCCGTACAGTATATGAGTACTACAAGGCGAAATAAAATAATAGAGGTAGCAGTAGGAATGCCAATAGGCAGCAGGCTACCCGTAAGAGACTTAACCGCTATACCGACACTACACGAAGCTAATAACACTAAATACCTAAAAGGATGCTTAAAAATAACGAATACTTATATAGAGAAGCTACGCGCCTCACAGCTCGAAGAAGACTTAAGGGGATTAGTTTAGATAGCTTCGAGGAGTTTAGCAGGTTATGGGACGCTAGAGAGTATAACCTAGCTAACGAGATAAGAGTAGAAGCTAAAGACGAGAAACTTTATAGCGCTGTTAGTTTTATGAACCAGTATACCGATGACTGAAGGCGACCTTTTCTATAAGTTTAAAGAGGCTTACCTGCCTAACCTAAAGATAGCTATAGATAGCTACAGCGTCTTCGATGCTATCTGCCACGAGGCGCAAGTAGTGGTAGAGTTTAAATGCAGGCGGGCACATTATAACGAAATGCTTATAGAGTGGCCGAAGTATAGCGCTCTACTTAATAGAGCAGCAGACCGAGGCTATAGACCTATCTACGTTTGCTCTACGCCTTTAGGGGTTTGGGCCTGGGATCTTACCCACATAGACCTAAGCTGGTTTAAGAAGGAACTACCTAGGCAAACGGACTTTAATAATAAAGAGATAGTAACGAAGACTATAAGCTACCTAGACCTAGACGAAGGGAGCTACTTAAATAAAATAAATCTATGAGTATTAACCTGCATTTAGGAGACTGTTTAGAGGCTATGCGAGCTATGCCCGATAATGCTTACGAGCTGGCTATAGTAGATCCGCCTTATGGGATAGAAAGATTTAAAAAACCAGCTGGAAAAACAAGGTTTAAGACTAGTAAGCTAATGCAAGAAGAGGGCTTAACTTGGGACAATAAGCCTAATAAAGATTATTGGGCAGAACTTTTTAGAATAAGTAAAAACCAAATAGTTTGGGGTGCTAATAATTTTGAGATGCCCCCTTCGGAATACTTTTGCGTATGGAATAAGCAGCAGCCCGTACCTAATTTCGCGGGTGCGGAATATGCTTATGTAAGTATGGGTTTAAAAAAACCCGCTAAGGTTTTTAATTATTCTATAATGAAGCATAACCATACTGACAAGATACACCCAACCCAAAAGCCCGTAAAGCTCTACGAGTGGTTACTAGATAACTACGCTAAAGAAGGCGACCGTATACTAGATACGCACTTAGGCAGCGGCTCTATAGCTTTAGCCTGCCATAACCGAGGCTATAGCCTAGATGCTTACGAGATAGATAAAGAATACTATAACGCTGCTACGGAGCGCTTACGCGTACACCAAAGCCAGCTAACTATATTTTAATTATGAGAAACAAAGTAATAGACAAGGTACTAGAGGAGAACGCCAAGCTATTCCAGCAGCTAGGTACCGACAGCACAAAGGCGGAGGTACAAGCTGCAAAGATACAAGAGCGTAAGAACCTACGCGCTATACGGGCAGAGAACCCGGAGCTAGTAGGTAGGTTACTTAATGACGGAGATAAATAGTAATGCCTTACATACCAAAGAAAGGAACGCCTAAGCCTTGGATGGCTAAGCGCAAGACCTTTGCAGGTAACAAAGGAGAAGACGCCGACTTCTATAATAGTAGAGACTGGCGTAAGCTTCGGGCTTATGTGTTAGCAGGTGAGCCACTCTGTAGAGAGTGCACAGCTGTAGCTACTGTGGTGGATCATATTACACCGATACGATTAGGCGGCAGTAAGTGGAGCCACGAGAACTTACAACCGATGTGCTCAAGCTGCCACAATAAGAAGAGCCGAAGCGAGCGCGGGCAATAGTATACCCAGGGGGTATCTAAATGTAACAGCTTTTCTGCTGTACATCGACGCGTGAAGCCGTGTTTTTATGGTGTCAAATTTGGTTCGGAAGTTAGGAACATAACAAAGTGTTAAAAATTTAACAAATGCCAAGAGGTAGAAGACCTGCGCCGCAGGAGCTTAAAAAGAAAAGAGGGACGGCTAGAAAAGACCGAGCACCGGAGAACCCAGTAACGGTAACTAAGGCTAAGCCCGCGAAGACTACCCCCAGCTTTTTAAAGGCTAAGGGAAAAATGATGTACGAGCGTAGCGTAGGGCACCTGCATAGTATGGGGCTTTTGTCTACAGTAGACGACACCAGCCTAGAGCTCTTAGCAATGGCTTACCAAGAATGGTACAGCGCAGAGCTTAAGCTTATGAAGGAGGGCCGTATATATGAAACCTACGCAGCTAACGGGGCCAAGGTATTAAAGCCGCACCCGGCCGCAGCTCAAAGCGCGGACGCGTGGCGGCGTATTAGAATGATGTTAATAGAGTTTGGGCTAACGCCTGCGAGTAGATCTAAGCTAGAGCGACCGGAGGGCCGCACCCTAGATATAGACGACATTATAGAAATGTAACCAATGTACGACCAGCACAAAGCAGAGCGCGTTATAAAGTTTATAGAGCGAATTACTACCCACGTAAAAGGAGAGCTAGCTAAGCAGCCCTTTAAGCTAGAGCCCTTCCAAAAGGAAGTTATAAGCGATATATTCGGTAACGTAAACGAGGACGGCCTGCGCATTACGCGCGAGGCCTTCCTCTTTTGGCCGCGTAAGAATGGTAAGACCAACTTCTTAGCAGCTCTAGGGCTTTACTTATTGGTAAGCGATAACGAACCCGGCGCGGAGATTATAGTTTGTGCAGCGGATCGCGGGCAGGCTGGAATGATTCACGAGATTCAAAAGCAGATGGTACTACAGTCGCCTTTACTTATGGAAAAGGTGAAGGTATACCGTAACAGTATAGTAGCTAAAGACGGGAGCTTTATACAAGCGCGAAGCGCTGACGCCGACACGGCCCACGGGTATAACGCGCACGCGGTACTATTCGACGAGCTGCACAGCCAGCCTAATAGAGAGCTTTACGATGTAATGAAGACAGCGAGCGGAGCGAGAAGGCAGCCGCTCTTCTTTAGTATTTCCACAGCTGGAAGTAATAAGGAAAGTATATGCTACGAGGTTTACGACTACGCTAAGAAGGTGCAGGCGGGTATAATAGAAGATCCGACCTTCTACCCGCATATCTACGAAGCCGAGCCCGACGACGATATATTAGACCCGAAGACCTGGCGCAAGGCTAACCCCGGTTACGGTGTAACGATAAAAGAGGACTATATACTAGCGCAAGCTCAAAAGGCGAAAGCTTTAGTAACTTATGAGAATACCTTTAGACGCTTACACCTCAACCAATGGACGACGAGCGAAGTACGCTGGGTTAGCGACGAGGACTTTATGAGCTGCGCGGAAAGCTACGAGCTTGCAGACCTTCAAGATAGGGACTGCTACGCGGGGCTCGACCTTGCAAGTACTGAGGATTTAACGGCTTTTGTTTTGATCTTTCCGCCGGTATATGAAGCCGAACCTTTTAAGACGGTAGTCTATAGCTGGGTAACTGAGGCCGCAGTAGAAAGGCGCCAAGGTAAAAGCGGAGCGGACTATAATAAGTTTATAGCCAAAGGCGAGCTAACGGTAACACCGGGCAACGTAACCGACTATAAATACATTAGCGAGGCTATCTATGAAGCTGCGGAGATGTTTAACATAAAAGCTATAGCTTACGATAGATGGAACTCTAGCAGCTTAATAGCGGAGCTTGCAGAGGAGGGGCTACCGGTGGAGCCTTACGGCCAGGGTTTCGCAAGTATGAGCCCAGCGGTTAAGCAGCTCGAAATATGGATAAGGAGCAACCAAATCGCCCACACGGGTAACAACCTGCTAAGGTGGTGCGTAAGTAATGTGCAAGCTAAAACGGATCCTGCAGGAAACTTAAAGTTTGATAAAAGTAAAAGCTCCGATAAAATCGACGTCGCGCAAGCTTGGGCGATAGCTGTAGGTATATGGTTAGCGAAGCATAGAAACGACGACGACGGCAGTATATACGAGGATAGGGACTTAATTATACTGTAATGACGGTAGAAGAAGCTAAAAAATTAAATTTTTTTTTAATAGATAAAAATATTCACGCTTGGCCCCAGCTCAGTAAGGGCGGGGCCTGCGTAAATATTTTAGTAGAAGGAGAGTGCTATACCTTAAATAAATCGGAAAATTTTTACGGGAAAACTTGCGGGGAAAGAAAATAGCTGTATCTTTACATCAGTAATAACAACAAAGGCAAACAAGATGCAACTACTAGAACTACTTAACAGCGTAAAAACAAACAAGTACACAAGCAACGAGCTACCAGCAGATTATATAGTAACTATTGGCGAAGAAGTACACTACTTAGCAAAGTATGATAAAAACGCTTGGAGCTTTATAACTAAAGAAGGCGATGCTTACGGATTCGCTACCACAAAAAAAGCAGCTATTAAAGATTTAGTTATAGATGTTTGGGCAGAAAAACACCAAGCTTAATATATGCAAGACTGGCAAAAGCAGATACTATATAAAGAGCGCTTTATGAAGATAAAGAGAGTAATACAATACGCCGGCGCTGAGATCCTGGAGACCCAGCCCGGCTTATTTACTGCCCTACCGAATACACCGAGCTTCTACGGAAGCCGCAAGTTTAACAGCTTAGAAAAAGCTAAATTTTATTTAAAGCAATGGCAAAGAAAATAATGACCCCCGAAGATAGAGAGAACCGCAATATAGCTCTAGCGCTTGGCGCTGGCTTATTAGGCTTTCCAGTATTAAATCTAGTATTTAAGCTTTTCGCTTTTGTGCAGTTTATAGCTTTTGGTTATGTTAGCTAATGATATAGAGTACTACTGCCAAAGCTGCGGCACGTATACCGCAAGCTTAAGTAATATAACGGCGCTGCAAATTTGCGAGCCTTGCGCCGCAGGCTCCGACTTAGAACAAGAAGATACTATTTTATTTATATGAGGATTATTTTAGTAGAGCATAAGAGCTCTAGAAGGGTAGAAGGTTATAGAACACTTACGAAAGCTTGTAAGGCCTTAGACATCAATTACAGTACTATTACGAAGATTATAAACGGCAACTGTAACTACTACGAGAACGAACGTATAAAGCTTACGCGTCTTCCTATACAATAAAAAAGCTAACTAAGCAAGGAAATAAAAAACTTTTTTGTATATTTGCCTAAAGTATATACTCTAGGCTTTGGCAGAAAATAATAATAGCGGGCTATTTGCTCGCCTTTTTAGAAGCTCCCCGGAAAACCCCAGTACGAGTTTAAGTAACCCGGCTGCGTGGCTTACGGGGCTTTTCGGTACTAGTAAAACGGGAGTACAAGTAAGCGAAGATAACGCGCTTACTTTTAGCGCTGTTTATGCAGCCGTAAGGATCATTAGCGAAACTATAGCTAG